TGTAAATGTTGGATATGAACTAGATGCTGATACATTTCTTCCATTCCCTGATTTATCCGTCCACTGAGTCACATTACTTCCACTCAAAACCAAGGAAGACTGATCCGCAGCATCCAACCATAACTGACATCCGTCTATATCGGTGGGCTGAAACCCGCGCAAATAAGGTCGAATAGAGTAGAAGGGATGTATTGAAGGTAATGCAGAATACATACTTGTCAATCCCCATTTGCGTGCTAAATAGCCTTCCACTTGTTGACGTTGGGTGGTGGTTAGAGCTGTACTATACGTAATAAATTCATTGATTGTTCCACCAAGAGGTGCACCTAAACTACCACTATATGAACTTATACCTATCAACGTTGTAACAGGTGTTTTAGGAGTTCCAGAAAATGCAACTGTGTTCGATAGCGTTCCACCATTCATTATTGCAGTTACATTTGAACCTGTATACAGACCTGTCAATATATAATTTACATTGGATGTTGATGCAACATTAGCAAGATGAACTGTATCACTTGTATTGTTCACACTAAATTCAACATCACTACGAGCAAATGTAGCATAGTATGGAGGATGTCCCGAATTAGGTGTTGGAATTCCTGATAAAATAAATCCATCATTGCTACTAAACCCTACAACAAATATAGTTCCTGGAATTGGTAGTGCAGAAGCAGTTTGATAACAGTTAGATGAAGCCGCACTAAAACTAACACCTCCTCTTGAATTGAGTGAATTTGTAACGAATTGAGGACGAGCAAATGTGCTATATTGAACACCATTTCTTCCATTCCCTGATTTATCAACCCACGTTGAAAGAGTTCCAGCTGATGGAGGAGTACCTGTTCCAGAAGGATCGGCTCCATCTAACCACATTGTACATCCAGAAATTGACAATGGACTTGAAGAATCATAATATCCAGTCAACCCCCACTTGTGCGCAAGATATCCTTCCACTTGTTGGCGTTGAGAGGTTGTGAGAGCGGTGTTATAGATAATGACTTCTGAAATAAATCCTACCCAATTACGTCCATTAGCTCGATCAACACCCAGTTGCAGTCCAGTAACATTAACTGCAGAAGTAGAATGAGTTCTAATACAAAAAGGACTTTGAATGGTTGGAAGTGCAGTATTTGTTTGTATTCCGTTTAGAAATGGAGTTTGATATGCGTTAATACTATACCAATTTGTAGTACCTGAGTCACCAATAAAAATAATACCACCTCCAAGCTGGTTATCATTTTCACCACATGATGTTATAAATCCATTATATGTATTAAATGTTGAACCTCCTGTCCATAATCCAACTGCAAAGACTTCTTGCCAATTATTTTGTGCTGAACCAGGATTATATACAAAAGGATTTGTACTAATATTTATACCTGGAAGGCCATTTACTGCAGTTGTATTATAAGAAGAACCAGCACTTGTAATAGGAAAGTTAGAAATAGACTTATCTTTCCATGTTGTAAGGCTTGTTCCATTAGCAGGTCTAACTCCAGTTCCTACAGGATCTGCTCCATCCAACCATAATGCACATCCAGGAATCGTTCGAGGGTCAAATCCCCATATACTTTTTGACGTCCCGATCATTACCTTTCTTAAAACAAAACATAGTTAGAGGTTGTTCCGCTGGGATACGTCACCATAATCGTAGTGGAGTTTCCAGGTGGAATGACAACTGGGTTTGTGGGCGCAGTTGTTCCTGCACTCGTGTAGGTGATAGTCGTCGATAAATACGAAGACGTATTGTTGCGGAAGATCCAGTATCCATTCGAATCGTTGCTCCAGTTGATGGTGGGTAAGGTCAAGGCTGAAAACGCACTATTGGTAATGTTGTAGTGTGTTCCAAATGAGTTGGAGGCTACCGTTAAGTTAGAGGTTGTAACATTAGAATATAGAGGACGGAATCCATTACGAATTGTCAGAGCTCCATTGACTATCAAACTCGATCCATCAAACGTCAAATTAGAGTTTCCAAATCCTCCTGTTCCACCCGTTGCGACTGTCAACACATTTCCAAATCCTGTAGATCCGCCAATGGAAACCGATCCTGTAGGTCCTGCTAATCCAGCCGGTCCTGTATTTCCTGTTACTCCTGCAGAGCCTGCCGATCCTGTGGGACCTGTTCTTCCAGTTGGACCAGTGTTACCTGTGGGTCCTGTGTTACCGACACTTGGAATGGTTGTGTTCACATACGATATTGTGGAACCATTGAACCCAATGATCAAAGAACTGGATGCCTGTGTTGTTGCGTAGATGTTCAAAGTCAGGTCTGTGGTGTAGGTTCTAGCAGGTATAGTTAAGTTAGACTTATACAACTGCATTGGACTGGACAGATTCACGCTGGTCACAGTTGTTCCTGTAGCTACCGTGGTTGCACCGTCAACTACCTCAAAGTAGAACGATGCAGGACTAGTAGACAGACCTACCGTGGCATACAATACTAAACTCCAAACACCTGTGACAGAGGTTTTGAGTGGTAGAGACGCAGCAGCTAGTGTGAAAGCCGCCACCTTAGCATTGGTGGTTCCTGCTGGAATGGTGATGGTGCTTGATGACAGAGATGGATTGAAGGTGGTCAACAACGTTCCTGTGAAGGTAGTTCCTGCGTAGATGTTAGGATCTGCGCCAAGTGTAATTCTTTTAATTCTATTATTGAAAGTATCTGAAATGTACAGATATCCTGATGGATCAAAAGTGATTGCACGAGGGTAAAATAATCCAGTTGAAACAAGTGTTGTCACTACACCCGCAGGCGTAACCTTACGGATACGACTGTTACCTACTTCTGCTACATATAGATTTCCAGACGAATCGAATGTAAGTCCTTGAGATTGAAATAAAGTTGCATTTGTTCCTGTTCCATCTGTGGAACCTTGTGAGCTTCCTACAAAGGTAGTCACTACACCTGCTGGTGTTATTTTTAAAATAACATGATTTCCATCATTATTTAAATAGACATTTCCACTTGAATCAACTGCTAATCCGATAGGTATATTAAATCCAGTTGCAAGTGTGGTAACGACACCTTGTGGTGAAATCTTGCGAACACGATTATTACCGGTATCTGCTACATACACAACTCCTGCTGAATCCACTGCAATTCCATAAGGATAATTGAAACTCGCATTGGTTCCTGTTCCATCTGAAGAACCTAAGTTTCCACTACCTGCAAACGTTGTCACTACACCTTCAGGCGTTATTTTACGGATTCGAGAATTTCCCATGTCGGCTACATACAGATTTCCAGCCGAATCTATTGTCATGTGCCAAAATCCATTGAAACTCGCATTGGTCCCTGTTCCATCTGCAGAACCAGAACTTCCACTACCTACAAAGTTTGTCACTACACCTCCTGTGATTTTACGAATGCGATGGTTATTACGATCGACTACATACACATTCCCCGAAGAATCCACTGCAATACCAATAGGACCATTGAAAGTTGCATTAGTTCCTGTTCCATTTGCAGATCCTTCCGATCCACTACCTGCAAAATTCGTAACAACGACATCACTACTAGCAACTTGTGTCGTATAATCCATCTGCAGAGTCAAACCACCTGAGAAACCGTCAATACCTTGAAGTCCAGTTGGACCTGTGACAGTCGAAGCAGCACCTGTATTTCCAGTATTTCCAGTAGGCCCTGTTACTGTTGAAGCAGCACCTGTATTTCCAGTAGGACCTTGTATTCCACCATACGGTAAGCTATTCCATGCAGTGGATCCATCACCTACTTTAAATGTGTCTGTATCTGTTTCAATTCCCATCTCTCCAGAGGCGAGTGTGGGATTGTTACTCGTCCATTCGGTGGACAAGCCACGCCTAAATTGTAATTGGATGTAAGGCATTGTTATTTGGGTAGAAACTATAAAACTAAACTATACTTCCGCAGTCAAATACAGGTCCATAGGTATAGGAAGACGAAGGAAATCCACCATCAAAGGCTATAGGAGTTCCAATCGGTCCTGTAGGTCCTATACGCCCAGTAGGTCCTGTGGATCCTGTAGTACCATTAGTACCTGTTGGACCTGTAGTACCATTGGTTCCGTTGGCACCTGTTGGACCTGTAGTGCCTGCTGATCCAGTAGGTCCTGTTCTTCCTGTTGGACCAGTTGTACCTGTAGATCCTGTAGTACCTGTAGGTCCAGTGTTACCCACGCTTGGAATGGTGGTATTGATATACGAAATCGTGGAACCATTGAAACCGATGATCAATGAACTAGATGCTTGAGTTGTGGCATAGATATTCAAGGTTAAGTCTGTAGTGTAGGTTCTAGCAGGGATAGTGAGATTGGATTTATACAACTGCATAGGACTGGAAAGATTCACGCTGGTTGTTGTGGTACCTGTAGCTACCGTTGTGGCTCCATCCACTACCTCAAAGTAGAAAGACGCTGGACTAGTAGACAAACCTACTGTAGCATAGAGTGTCAAGCTCCAAACTCCAGTTACAGAGGTTTTGAGTGGTAGAGACGCAGCTGCTAGTGTAAATGAAGCCACTTTAGCATTAGTTGTGGAAGCAGGAATCGTGATGGTGCTTGAAGTCAATGCAGGGTTAAACGTGGTCAATAAAGTTCCTGTAATAGGTGATCCTGAGTAGATGTTTGGGTCTTGTCCTAATGTGATTTTACGAATACGATGGTTGTTACGATCAACTACATACAAATTTCCAACT